CAACTCTTGATAAGGCGATTATTATTGTTGATGAATATCAGAACTTGAATTTTCATGAACTTGATAGTATTATTACCCGTGTCGGTGAAAATACTAAAATTATGTTCTGCGGTGATGCAAGTCAATCTGACTTAGTCAAAACTAATGATCGTAATGGTATTGTTGATTTTATGAATATACTTCGTAAAATGCCATCATTTGATGTTATTGAATTCGGTGTTGATGATATTGTTCGTTCTGGACTAGTTAAAGAATATATTGTAGCTAAACTTGAAGCTGGATATTAATGTTCAACCATGAAGGTTTAATCATTCAAGGTGGAACAGGAAGTTTCCCCACAACTTGTTATGATAATTTTTATGAGAATCCTGATCATGTCAGAAAATATGCTCTTACCTTAGATTATAGTAATGAGGGTGGATATTTTACTGGATTTCGGACTGATTGTTTATCTACAATAAATGAGGAATTTCATTATAAATCAGCGAAGAAAATTCTTTCTATGTTTGGGGATTTTGATTCGCCACATGTTAAGTGGGATTGTAGATCTTATTTTCATAAGAATTGGTCTTATTCCAATGATCCCAATAGTATAATGAATGAAGGATGGATTCATACTGATGGTGATTGTGTTTTAGCTGCAGTTGTTTACTTAGATCCAAATCCAAATATTAATGCTGGAACATCTACTTACATAATTAAGGACGAATATTTGGAGGATGGTAAATTTAAATATGATGAACATCCTGATTATCCAAATGATAAAATGCTAAAAATTCGTCATGATGCAACAAGAACACTTGATTGTTGTAATGTCGATACTGGTAAACAGTATGAAGTATGTCTACGAAATAATAATAAGCATTTTGAAAAGACTTTAGAAGTTAAAAACTTTTATAATAGAGTCATAATATATGATGGTGATAAATTTCATGGTCAAACAAGCATATACAAAGATAATGATTTTAGATTAACTCATATCTTCTTTTTTTATGAAATAGTGTTGCCATTTGTTCATGTCCCTAAGTGGAGGTGTGAACTTGATGGTATCTAATTTATGTGTTACAATATCAACAAAGAAATTAATTTATGAGTTTTAATCATATTCAATTGGATCTCCAACCTCTTGAGAGAGAACATATTGATGGAGTTAGATTTTATAAAATTCCAGATGAAGAAGAACTTATTAAAATGGTTTCTATCACTTCGGTGACTAGTCATTTTAATAAAGAAATTTTTATCAAATGGCGCAAAAAAGTTGGTAATGAAGAAGCAGATCGTATCACAAAAAAAGCAACCAGTCGTGGTACAGATATGCACACTCTTACTGAGCATTATCTAAAAAACGAAGAACTTCCTAAAGTTCAACCAATTTCAGATTTTTTATTTAAAATTTCCAAAACAGAGTTAAACAATATTAACAATATTCATGCTCTGGAAGGTCCCCTATATAGTAGACAGTTAGGAGTCGCTGGTACTGTTGATTGTATTGCAGAATACAATGGCGAATTAGCGATCATAGATTTTAAAACATCTAAAAAACCGAAACCAAGAGATTGGATTGAACACTACTTTGTTCAATGCATGGCATATGGTTGTATGCTGTATGAGATGACAGGTATCTCAATTAAAAAACTTGTAATTATAATGGCTTGTGAAAATGGAGAATGTGTAGTTTATGAAGAATACGACAAAGCAAAATACATCAAACTTCTCGGAGAATACATTAACAAATTTGTTAAAGATAAACTGGAACTCTATGGAACCCAATAAAGAACTAGAAAAGGCGATAGAGAGTAAGTTTTTGACTCCGTCTAAGTTTTCGATGGAAATTGAAAAGATTGTAGTCGAAGAAAAACTGAATTATATTGATGCTATTTGTTATTATTGTGAAATCAATAATATTGAAGTAGAGTCTGTAACTAAGTTAATTTCAAAACCACTAAAAGAACGATTGAAGTGGGATGCAATTCGTCTCAACTTCATGAAGAAAACATCTAGAGCAAAATTACCTCTCTGATTATGAAGACCATGAGAATTGCTGGTGCCCAAATACCAGTATATGATTTTGATGTAGATGTTAATAAACTAGAGATAATCAAGGCACTAGATTGGGCAAAAGAAAATGGTGTTGATGAATTATTGACACCTGAAGGATCTTTATCTGGATATTATTCTTGTTATTGGGAAGAGAATCTCGATAAAATACAGGATGCTCTAAAGGAAGTTGAAGATCATCAAGCAAAATGTGGTGTAGGTCTTCATTTGGGAACTAACTTTTTATCTTCTGGTCTTGAAGGATTTACTAAAAGAAATCAAATTCGCCATTACAATAGAGAAGGTAAAATATATGCAGTAACTAATAAAACTTACACTGTAGGTGCAGATGGCAATGCAGTTCCAAGTTTTACTCCTTGCCAATCTTTTGCTATGAGACATGTTGAGTCTCAAGAACATGAAAGAGATTATATTGGAGTTGGTATGATCTGCAATGATATGTGGGGTAATATTGATGACTCTGGTTTTCCAGGATATCGTCCCACACAATCACTATTTGATGGTGTAGTGAAGGGTAATGTAGATATTCTCTTTCATGCAACTAATGCATACAAATATCATGATGACGAGCATACACAATCAAGAGAATGTGCAAGAAAAGTATTAGATTCTTGGACAGACGCTTGGTTAAGACAAACTGCATTTAGAGGAGTTTGTAGTATTCTTACTGTTGATGCATGTGTTCAATGGAGTTGGGATGGTAATGTTGAAAGTATTGACAAATATCGAACATCGTCTCAGAGTGGTGTTTTGAATCCATTGGGACAATGGGTTACTGATGTGCCACGGTATGGTAGGCAATATTTTTATTATGATCTCCCACTTAACCAAAAAAGAACAAGTTGGGATATAATAAACAAAGATACAAGATACTTAACTACTTAATGAAAGTGACTCCATTTGAAACCTACCAACATTATTTGTCATTAAAAAATCACTTTACAAATCCCAAATATGATTTCTTTCGTTACGGTGCTAAAACAAGAGCTACCGTAACTTCTTTTAACAAGAGAAAAGATAAGTATTGGTTTGAAAAAACCTCAAGAAAATACTCTGATAAGGAGATTGTAGAGTTTCTTGTGGCTAATTTTGTTGCAGTAGATAATCCACAAAATCTATGGATTGGTGAAATCATCAATACGGGAGATAGAAAGTATTCTGATTGGAAGCAACGCCAACAGAGTTTAACCTATCAGTTTAAAGAGCAATCGGAAAGACTTTTAACTGAAAATAAGTTAGAAGAAATATTTGAATGCTCAAAAGGTCATCCAATTATCTTGAAAAAGTATCTTGGTGGTGAAATCTCACTAGAGACTTTTTCTATCTGGGAAAAAGTATTTTCATTTCAAAAAAACTTTGATAAGAAGTTAACAGATCCCGTGTGGGAAACCGTAAGTTTGAAATTGAAAAAATATATTCCTTTCATAAATATTAATGTATTCCAATTTAAATCAGTTTTGAGAGGTATTTTACATGAGTGATTTTTTCGATTCTGAAATTATTCAGGAAGAACTAGAGATTATCAATGATCTTCAAGAAAAAATCTATGAGAAAGCCTTTTCATTTGACACTATGACAAATGATGAAAGATTGGTACATATTGATAATCTAAGTCAACTCTTAGAAAAGCAACAGATCATGTATACGAGACTATCTCTATCAGATGATCCTAAAGCTATTCAGATGAAAGGTGAACTTGAAAAATCAGTTACTCTGTTGGGTTTCCCTGCAGGAACTGATGTCTCTCAGTTATTCCGTGGTATGTCCAACACAATCGAATCTTTAAGGCAGAAGGTTGATCCCTGATCAGTTTCCTGCTATAATATCCAAGTAAATCCAAAACATCCAACTAATCCGAGGAAATCCGAATGTCATTCGCAAATCTCAAGAAGCAATCTAAGCTAGGTTCTCTAACCTCTAAACTGGTTAAAGAAGTAGAAAAGATGAACAATAACGGCGGTTCAGGAGATGACCGTCTATGGAAACTAGAAGTAGATAAAGGCGGCAATGGTTATGCCGTTATCCGTTTCCTTCCTGCACCTGATGGTGAAGATCTACCATTTGTAAAACTATACTCTCACGCCTTCCAAGGTCCTGGTGGTTGGTATATTGAAAACTCTCTAACTACCCTTGGTCAGAAAGACCCTGTTTCTGAGTACAACTCTCAACTCTGGAACAATGGTACTGATGCTGGTAAAGATACTGCGCGTAAGCAAAAGCGCAAACTTACCTACATGTCCAACATCTATGTTGTGAAGGATCCTGCTAATCCCGAAAATGAAGGTCGAGTCTTCCTATACAAGTATGGTAAGAAGATCTTTGATAAACTCACTGCTGCAATGCAACCCGAGTTTGAGGATGAAGAGGCAATCGATCCCTTTGACTTCTGGCAGGGTGCTAACTTCAAACTGAAGGCAAAGAATGTTGCTGGTTATCGCAACTACGATTCTTCAGAGTTTGCATCTACCAGTCAACTACTGGATGATGATGATGCTATGGAAGCAATCTGGAAGAAAGAGTATTCTCTCGCAGAACTCGTTGCTCCAGATCAGTTCAAGACCTATGATGAACTAAAAACTCGCCTAAGTTCTGTTCTTGGAACCAAGCAAGTTCGTGAAGATGCTGAAACTATGGAACAAGAAGAAGAGTATACTCGTTCTTCCCAACCATCTTTCCAGTCTTCTCAACCCAACTTCAGTGATTCTACTTCAGAATCCGCAAGTGGTGGTTTCAACGATCCTGATATCACACCCAAATCTACCGATGAGGATGATGATGCACTTTCGTACTTCGCTAAACTAGCGGCAGATTGATATTAAGAAGGGGGGTTAATCACCCCCCTTTTTTTATTCGACAGTACCTAAGTTTTCTGTAGTGATAAGAGTATCACTTAAGTATTGACTGTTTCTACCATAGGTCATGATCTCTCTATGGTTAGTCAAGAATAGTTGCAAATATCTTGGTTTTAGGGGATGAATCTCCCTTTTTTCTTCATTTAATTTAGTTTCATATTCGTAGTTAGTAACTGCAACAACTGGAGAGATTTTTTCACCAGAGTACACTGTACCATCTATTCCATACCAGTTGTTACCAGAACCACCAAATGTTGAAGAAGGACCAGAAATTTCAAAAGGCAATCCATTTGCAGGATCATGCTCAACAATTTGACCTGCAGGTAGAATCAGTTTTTTGTTCCCATCCCTGACTTCTAAAGTTTCATGATGATGAGTTTCTCCCATACCAGCAAGACCATACTTAGTCTCTACATGTTCGTATAGTTCTTTACTTGATAAGGGCCATTCATCTTTAAGATGGGTTATGCCAGAACTAATAATTACAACAAAATCATATTCAGCACTACCATATAAATCTTCAGCAACATTATCTGGTCTTGCTCCATCTGCAACAAGAAAAGCATCAAAAAGATTAGTTTCTGTTTTGATAGAATCTAATACTTTATTTTTCCTGAATAAATTTTTAATCAGAATAAATTCTTTTGAAGAATTCTTATCAGGTAAAAATGATTCGTACCTTACATTAGGTAAACTTCTTAAATATGCCATCAGTATCCAACTCCAGATAGATTTTCTTTATCATAATCTTCAGCATAAATTGGATTGGTCTCTTTGAATTTCATAGAAACTTTCATATGTACTGGCGTACCATCACCGTAAGTTGCATATGCACCAGTTCCTGTATAGTCAACTGCAAATTCTGTAAGAGCACAGGGTTTAAAGGAATTTAAGAAAGGATGATCTTCTCCCCCTTTCAGATATCTCAATAAAAATAATTTTGGTGAATTGAGAAATAATGCTTGTTTTTTAGATTCGCTATAAGCTTTGCCCATACCTGGAGACATTGCTTGTTTCATTTTTCTTATAATTTTTCTTGCTTGTTCGGATTCTCCAGCGTCTCTTGGTGTAAATGTAAACTGGAAGGCAAATTCTCTTAGTTTTGTACCATTAAATAGCAGTTCTTTATTTGAATTTAAAATCTGTCCATTTGATCTAGCCATTACAGTATTTGGTGTTACATTTGCACCAAACTGATTAACTGCAAGACCTGCAAGTGCTGCTCTTAGATTATTTTTAATATCTGTAGTTGAAACTCCTCCAGCAGATGCTACCTGTTCTATTAGGTTGCCACTACCACTGCCAGACATTGCATTCTGAACTACTTGTGTTGCCGTTGAGATTGTCATTCCAGGAGCTTCCATCATATTTGATGCAAGTGCCAATCCAGCAGCCGTAAAAATATTCATACTGTTCCCTTCCCATACACACCCATTAGCATCTCTTACGCTTTGAGGTATAGGAAGTTCAACATAAAAATGTGTTTCAGTTGAAAAATCATTTCCACTATACTCAGAACTATGTGTATCGTAAATACCACCTGTTGAGTTTATCCCAGATTCTGAAATATCAATCTCAAAACTAGTTGTAGGTTCACTATCTTTTACAAAATTCTCATTAGCGTCTTTTACATCATTATCATTAAGGTCATCATATTTTTGTTGATATTTTGCTTTAACATCATATGGAATTGCACTAGGGGGTTTATAATCTACACACTGAATTAAAAGACTATCTTCTCCACCATCAGTAGATCTTTGTACTGGATACTGTAGATAATAATCATCCATCAGGGCAAAATAATTTTTACCAATGGTTTTAAGTTCTATTTTTGGTGATCCAGAAGACATCAGATACAATTTTTTAGTTATTTATACGGAAGTGGGCAAATGGAATTCCATCTAAATCATTTAATTCTTCTTGGTTGACTTCATACAATCCACCAATGATTTCACTCCATGTGTATTGGCGAAAATCATTCCAATGAAAATTAATTCCACGGAAACCCCATGGAAGTATATCAGTAACAGCTACGAGAGGATGTTGATCGTATTTAATATTAGGAGTTTTTGGTTTATATAAGAAAATATAGAATTTTCCCTCCGAAGGAACTTTACCACCTTCAGATAATACACCGATAAGTTCTTCCATCAGATCATCAGCATCTTCTGTCCCTATTAGATTATTGCGGATGTCTGAAACTCTATTCATTTGATGCCTAGTTCTTTTTCAGTAATTACTTTAAACTCCCACATACGATCCTCACAATATTCTCTAGCAACTTTCCATTTCGCTTGATTTTTTGCATATTCATATGCTTCGCGAATATATGCTTGAGTCTGTGTTTTTGGTTTCTTTGGTGGTTGAGTTTGTTTTTTAGGTTTCACTTCAATAATGTATCTTTTGATCGCTCCATTATTTTCTTTGACCTTCATATAAAAATCAGGAAAGTATCTATGAATTTTATTATCCACTGGTGATCGATATGGGATTGCTATTTCTTCACTTGCCCATTCAAGTATGTTAGTATTTTTGTCACAATAGACCATAAACTTTCTTTCCCACAATGATCTATAAACAATTCCAGTTGGATCACCTTTATACTTTTCTGGGTGGGTTGGATAATATTTTCCTTTGTAAGATCCCATCTAAATAGAAATGATATAATAGGACTATTTAGAGTGCCAGCACCAATTCCTAAGAAAATGTCTGAAATGATGCCCACATTTCAGAATGTTGCACAAACATCTCATTACCTAGTAAGATTTGGTCTACCACCAGCTTCTTCTAGTGGATCTGGTAGTTTGAGAAGTTTTTTAAGATCAAGAGGCGTTGATGATAGATTTCATCTAGATGATGTTGGTCTACTTTGTAGTTCTGCTGTACTTCCTGGATCTACATTTGCAAACAGTGTTGTTACTGGAGAATTTCAAGGAGTTGTTGAAACTGTTCCGCATACTAGAAACTTCACTAGAATTTCATTAGAATTCTATGTCGATAATCAATATAAATCGATGAAGTTTTTAGAGCATTGGATGGAGTATATTACTGGAGGATCTTCTGCAAATCCAAATGATCCTGCATATAGATTTCAGTTGAATTATCCTTCATCATTTAAATCAAATTCAACAAAAATAGTTAAATTTGAAAAGAATTTCAGACAGTATTTGGAATATAATTTTATTAATTTGTTCCCGATTGCATTAAATTCTACTAGAGTTACATATCAAAATTCTCAAGTATTAAAAGCAACTTGTGCTTTTTCTTTTGAAAGATATATTTGTGGTGAGAGATCATCTATAGCAGAAGCAACTAACACCGATAGGAATAAATCAGAAGCAAGATTTGATAGACCTTTTGGTTTTGATCCAGCTAGTGTATATAACCAAGATAGTCTTATTGATTTTTCATCATCATTATCTGCAGAAAGTTTTAAAGGTCTTAGTGCTGATGGTAATGGATTCTCCAATCTACTAAATGCCGATAGTTACTTTGCCAAAGATTTTAGTCAGTCAATATATAATGCAACTGGTTTCACCATAAGTGAAGGCAGAAGTTATTGATTTTACCCCTATAAATAATTTTACTGAATTGAGCATATTATGCCTTTACCAAAGATTTCGACTCCTACATATGAGTTGGTAATTCCTTCATCCAAAAAGAAAATTAGATTCAGACCCTTCTTAGTTAAAGAAGAAAAGATTCTAATTATTGCGATGGAAAGTCAGGACAATACTCAGATTGCTAATGCAATCAAAGATGTTCTTTCTGCTTGTATTGTATCTAAAGGTGTAAAGGTTGAGAAACTTTCAACTTTTGACATTGAATACTTGTTCCTAAACATTCGTGGTAAGTCTGTTGGGGAAGAGTTGGAAGTTAATGTTACTTGTCCAGATGATGGCGAAACTCAAGTACCTGCTGTAATTCGTCTTGATACTATTAAAGTCGAATTCCCAGAGAATCATTCACCAGATATTAAATTGGATGATCAATATACAGTTAGAATGAAGTATCCTTCGATGGATGAATTTGTTAAA